GGCGCGACTGACACGATGAACACTGTCGATGGCGCAGTCGGCTCCGGGCCAGCGGGCGTCGCACAGGCTGCTGTGCTCACTGCCAACGGCGTGCAGTACGGCTATATCCAGACGCGTGGATACTGCGTCGCTGCGTCGGCGATTGCTGGTGGTGCGTCGGCGGGCCAGACTCTCAAGCAAGGGACTTATCCGGCCTTCACGCTTCAGACTGCCGCCACTATTCCCAACGCTGGCACGCTCTTCGACGCCTCGAACAAGATCGTCGCGCTCACGTGCCCTGACTAAGGAGTCGTGCAATGACGGTCTATACTGCGACGGTCACGCTCGACTCGAAGCCTGGGCGTCTGGGCAACTCGCCGTTCGGTGTGGTCGGCGGGACGTGCAACCTGTCGAACTACAACCAGACGCTCGCTGAACTCACCACTATCACGAAAGCGTTCCTGGTGGGTGGGCTGCTTCGTGTGGTCGCGGACGGTCTGTCGTCCAACGGCTACGCGGTCAAGTGGGACACGACGGGCAAAGCGTTCAAGGCGTACTACACGGCGACGCCCCTGCTGACGACCGCGTCTGGCTCCGTATCGCACGCGATGGGCGTGACTGCGGGTTCGGGCACTCTGATCTCAGACGCAATCTATACGGGTGTGGTCGGTGGGCCAGCTGCGGCGCTCACCGAGTGCGCGTCTGACGTGAATGTCGGCACATTCAACTTCATGATCGTCGGACAGCTTGGGTAGCACTCTGTGGGCGCTCTCACCCTCACTGACTTTCAGACTGAAATCCTGGCTGGTCTCGGTAATCGCACCGAGAACCAGTCAGTGACACTTGCACGTATAGTGTCGGCGCTGAATCTCGCCCAAAGCCGGGTTGATCGCGCCTATGACTTCCACGAAATGTCCCAAGTCGCCTTCGCGCAGATGAACTTCACGCGCGACACGCGGAAGGATAAGTTCCTCGTCCCGCCGCCACGCACGAAGACGATCCACTCGTTCGTGCTGCTCGACACTTCGTCGGGCATATCGTCGATGGGGCAGAGCCGCAAAGTCATTGAGAAGCCGTGGCGGTGGTTCGACCGGCACTTCCCTGCGCCTGAGTGGCTTCCGCCCGGCTATCCTAATATCTACTCGCGGTGGGGCAACATACTCGTGATGGCGCCAGCGCCGTATCTCCAATTCACGGCGCAACTGCGCTACACGCAGACGCCGCTCGACTTCGTCACGACTGAGCCGACTCAGTCGTCTGAGTATGACGGCAAGGACGACATTCTGCTGAACTATGTGCTGGCGTACTTCTTCAAGGCGCTCGGCAGGGCAGACCGCGCGCAGTATTTCGAGGGGCTGGCGAAGGAGCAACTTGACGAGGCTATCGAGCGCGATGATCTGCGCCCGGACATGGAAGTCAGTCGGGACACTGACGGCACGAATCTGTATGATGGCACGACTGGCGCGTATTGGGCGATGCCATTTGTGAGATCGGCACCGTGACAGATGAAGACTTCCTCAATTTACTGCTACATCAAATGGAGAACAATCCTGAACTTGGCTATGAACAGAGGCAAGCAGTGCCACAAGACTTATTGACGCAACTCATTATGAATAAGTACAAACTTGGACCGACTGCGGCTCAAGATGCGCATAATTACGCGCTTGATTTACGGACATTTTCAAACCCGCGCGAGTTCGAGGGTGGTCGATGACGACCGTCCCGATCCCGACATTCGTCCCGCAGGACTCGTGGTATCAGCTCACCACGGGGCAGGTCAATCCGAGTGTCGCCGACACGGTGCCCGACATCACATACTTGCAGCCAAGTTCGACGCCGCTCGGACTCATTGACGGGCTCGTTGGGCCGCTCGATGGGGCGATTATCGGGCTGGCGGGCACCGCCACGACGTTTGACGGCGGCCAGACGTGGCTCATGTGGGATGAGGACTCACTCTTGCCCGACAACGGCACGTCGATCTTCTGCCCATTCGTGGATACAAGTACGGCAGGTCGGTGGCTTGCGCTCGCGAACCCGAATCTGCCAGTGGGACCGACAGTCGCCGTACAGTCGTTCCCGGCGGGCGCTGACTACACAATCGCTGCATCGGCGGCTCCATTCGTGCAGTGCTTCGTGACAGCACGTGTCGCTAATCTCGCCACGAATCTCGCACTGCCGGGCGTCACGTTCGTTGGGCAGACGTTCTCAGTCAAAGACACTGTCGGCGACGCCGCGACTTACGCGGTCAATGTGACGGCTCCAGGCATTGACGGCCAACCGGAGTTCACGTTCTTCGTCGACTATCAAGGCCAGAACTTCACCTGGAACGGCACTGAGTACAGTGCCACATAACGAGGAGTACGAGTGATGAAAGGTGGCATGAAGACGCGGAAGATGACTGGCAAGGGGCGCGGTGGCGCGAAGATGAGCGGCAAGGGGATGCCGAAGGCGTCCGCGCAGAAAGGCGGCGGACCGGCCATGTCATCGAAGGGCGGACGGTAGTCGATGGCTGACGTATTTGAAGGGCCAGCAGATAGTCGTCAATCTGACGATCAAGCAATGGCCGTATCTCGCTTTCGTCCACGCTATCGCGCGCTCAGTGATGAAGAGAAGGCTATTCACGACGAAGTAAAAGCAGCCTTTTGCGCTGTCGAGCAGCAGATCGAGCGCATCAAGGCTGGACGATATCGCTCGCTCGCACTTACCGCACTCGAAGAGAGTTGCATGTGGGCGATTAAGGAACTCACTGGCTGATGGCCTTCACCAACACATGGGACTCTACGTTCGAGTCCGTCCCTGCGGACTCAGAGGACATCAACCTGGGCGCCAATCGCATTCGGGCGCTCAAGGTTGCTGTCCGCGAACGTATGCAGATCGACCATGTGTGGGAGGATGCGCAGGAGGACGGGAAGCACAACAAGCTGACGATGGTGCCGCAAGTGTCGGCACCTGCGACTGCGTCACCGGATGCTTTCCTCTACTCACAGACGATCGGCGGTGTGACTGAGTTGTTCTACAAAGACTCCAACGGCAATATCATGCAACTGACGCAGAACGGTCAGCTGTATCCGTTTGCGCCAGGGAACTTCTCAGTCGGCGGTGATCTCGCGGTCGCCAACAACGCGACGGTCGGCGAGACACTCTCGGTTGGCACTGACTTCGTCACTGGATTTGCGCTGTTCGCGTCGAATGTCACCGCTGACACGACATTTCAGTTCGCCGCGAACACTTACATCACGTGGGACGTGTCGGCGAACCAACTTCTGTTCGTCGTCAATGGCGCAGTTGTGCAGACTCTGCCATGAGCAAACTCCCATACTCATATCCGTCGCTCGCGTCGCAGAACTCGGTGTTTGAGCTGGGGCAAGAGGTTGCGCGTATGTTTCAGCGAGTCGCGAAAGCGTTCAATGAGCCCGATCACGGTGCGACGGCTGATCGCCCGACGCTCGACCTCACTCCGGCGCAACTCTTCTTCGACACGACACTCAACATCCCGATCTGGTGGGACGCTGTCAACGTACAGTGGGTAGACGCCACTGGGGCTCCGGTGTGACGTGCAAAGCAGGGCAGTCGAACAGGATGCCACGACGCTAGATCGCGTCGCGCCGCAAGAGCGCGAACGCACCGAGAGACTACCTCTACTCTCAGGTGGCATTCACACTGAGAAAGCGCCCAACGATCTCGCCCCGAATGAAGTCGTGGAGTGCAAAAGCCTCCACATGGTCGCAGGCCGACTTGTCGTTGACACAGGCTACGTGCCATTCTCGCACTTCTTCATCGGCGCGGCGCAACTCGCGATCCAGGCGCTGTTCGCCGATGACACATCGGTCGAGCTGCTTGTCACTTCGGCACTCGTCTACACGTATGACACTGCGACGACGCAGTGGAAGCTCGTGTCGCTGGACGCCATTCGGCTGACCGTAGACCCATATCCTGCTGGCACTACGGACATCGAGCTAGACGACATCACCGGCATTACCACTGGCACGTATGTTGGTGTGACGCTCGATAATGACTCACAGTGGATCACACAGGTAGTCGGATTCCCTGGTGGCAATGTTATTACACTGACTGATGCGATTCCAGTCGGGCGCACAGTCCTTGACGGTGCGGAGGTCGCTGTCGGAGTCGAACTCAACGGCGACCCAACAATCTCGCAGTGTTGTGCGGTCCTGTTTCCGGGCAATGAGTGGATCAT